AGGGCCTTCTGGAACCTGGCTTCGTACTTGGCGACGCCTTCGCTGTCTCGAACGAAATCACTTGCTTCGACCAGAGCACCCCACAGGTAGAGGTCGGGGTTGTTCGTCAGGATGTAGTTCGTCGTGTTTGTTGAACTGAGAGCGAAGGTCTTCGTGTACCTAAAGTCAAAGGTAAACGCAGACTCGCAGAGCTTGTCGAAAGCGATGTTCCCGTTGTCGATAGCCCAATACTCCGGGTAGCCCGTGGCGTTGGTCTTGACAGGGAGTTCGCTCGGCAAGCAGCAGGTAAGCTTCTGACGTGGAAGCCACGCCTTGAGCCACAGCCCAATCGGGTTGATAACACCGCTGGGGAGCGTCACATATCGCGACCCAGCCGTGCAGGTGAGTTCGTCTTCCTGCTCCTGAGAACGAGGAAGGAAGGTGCGATTGATCCGAGCTTCAGCAAGAGAGATGTAATCCGGGATCTGCGCATAGAACGGGTCGTTGATGTCCGTCCGATGCATCCAAGATGCAATCGCTGTCTTAAGCTCGTTGTAATTTGTGATCGACATTCGATCCCCCCAAAAGGGCCCGGGAGCCGAAGCCCCCGGGGATCAAGGAGATCAGTTGCTGAGAATCCGGCAGGCCAGTTCCGGACGGATCGTCTTGTAGCCGTACAACACATCAAGACGAGTCGGGAACTTGTCGTTGTTGATGTCGTACTGACGAACGATCCGCATCGAAATGCCGTCCATCACTTCACGCGCCGCGAAGTCGATACCTTGCGGCATCACGAGGTCAGCGGTAGCGAAGGCAAAAGCATCCTGATGGAAGGCAAGCGACGGCTTGTAGATCGTCGAAGCCGCGCCGATCTTCGAGATAGCCGAGCCGTTGGCCATACCCGCAGCGACCACGTTCTGACGACCACCGGACGTGTAGATCGCAGGAGCGAACGACACAGTACCGGCGCCACCGGCGTAGTCAGCGGTCACAACGAACTGCTGGAGAACGCCCGTGTCGGCCTTCGTCTCCGGGTGGACTCGGTTACAGCCGGCCACCGTGAAGATGTCGCCCTTCTTGAACGTCGTTGCACCAACAGCCACGACAACCGAGGTCGAACCGTTAGCGGTCACCGCGCCGTTAACCGTGTAGGTCGTGGCGGTAAGTGCCGTGCCGGTCTGCTGGTTCGCAAGCAGCGTGTTTTCGTAGAAGTCGAAACCGGCCGTGCGGCCCATCGCGCCTTCCTTGTACTGCTTGGAGATGGTCGCGGAGTCTTGGAACAGGCCCTTCAAAGCATCAACCAAATCAACGTTGTCCTGAGTGTTCAGGAGCATGTTGCGGTTGTTGTCCATCGGCGTCAGGTTGTCGTTCAAGACCTTCCGAGAAGTCAGCAGCTTGTTGAAGGTGATCGCCGAGCCGATGTTGTTGACGTTGTTGTAAACGTCCAGCGCCATCGACAGAGCATCGGCCTCAATGTTCGCCGCCAGAACCGACATCGCCGGGTCAAGGATGCGCTTCGAGAAGTCATCCAAGCTCAGGGTCAGATCAACCGATGTGAAGTTGAGGTCAACACCCTTCTGAGTGGCGATCTGGAGGGTCGTCGAGATTTCCGAGGTGACCTGAGTGCTCAGAGTCGCGCCAGTGCGAACCGTGTATTGGTTCGGCAGGCGGATCTTCAGCGAATCACCGATCTTCGCGCCCGACTTGGCGAACGAGTCGTCATAGTCGCGCTTGATGTTGCCAACGAAGTTCAGCTTCTGGTGGAGGATGCGCAGCGCCTCACGGGTCACTGCGGTGGGAGTAAGGATCGTGTTAGACATGATGTCTCCGGCGCCTCTCGGCGTTAGGAGCCTGGCAAGCCAGGCGGGTGGTTAACGATTGCGTTTCAGTTGCGCGTTGCGCTCCTTGAGCCAGTCGTCAACACTGAGCTTGTCCATGTCCTTGACTGCGCGGGCCTTTTGGGCTGCGAGCTTCGGCATGGGTTCAGCCTGTGCTGCCGGCTTCGGCTTTGAGTGCTTCGCCACAAGCTGGTCATACAACTCCGCTTTGTGCAGAGCCACGCCGAATTGCGGCATGTGCATGACGACGTTAGGAATAGCGGCTGCGGGGATGCCCTGCTTGATCGCGTATTGCCTGACCTGTTCGTCACGTTGCGGTGACCAGTTCGGAACTTCTCGCCTCAGAAACTCAGCCGCCTTTTCGATCAACTGTCCAGTTGCCTGTTGTTGAGCGAGTGCTTGTTGCTGCTGTACTTGCGAGAGATGCTGCGAGACCTGATCACGTTGGTTCTCAAGTGCTCGCATCTGGTGGCTCAACTTCTGAGCCTGCACGGGGTCCGAGTCTGTTAGCGCGTTCCAATCGAGGTTTTGGAAGGCTTGCAGTTGCTCGTTAATGGCCGTAATCCGGGCTACTGCCTGGATGTTTGCCTGTTGGAACTGGGCTTCTCTCTGCACCGCTTCTCGCTGTGCTTCGATGGCCTTTCGTTCCTCAGCTACGGCCTGAGTCTTGCGGGTGTAATCCGCTTGCATCAGGCGCTCGGCTTTGATCTTTTCAATCGCAGCCTTTGTGCCCCTGATTTTCGCGCCTTCTAACTCTTCCTCTAGTTCCTCGTCCTCAGTTTCGGTTGTCTGGTCGAGCAGATCCGGACTAAGGTCGTCGGTCGTAGTTTCCGAGGTAGCTGTTGCGACTTCGGAATCCTGCGATGCAGGTTGTTCCAGTTCCATGTTGTCTCCGGTGCCATCCCTGGCATGCGGTTGCAGCATTCATAAGCATTATGCCTATTCTGGCGCTGCTATACCAGAATTCTTTAAGGATAAACAACAGCAGTCCAGCCAACAGATAATGTGCCGCTTGTGGGAACAGAAATAACTATTTGCGTCGATGTTACGGACGACACATATGGCTGGCCAGTAGAAGCGGTGCTGCCTTGAGGCGTCAGCGTGATATCAGCAATAGCCGGTGTTGAAACCAACCCATGATTGATCGTAACGGACGTTGCAGCCGAAATAGAGCCTGTGCCAGAAGCATATGTCTTGAACCCGACATTCTGCTGCGCAGACATTCCGGTGACAGTGGCGCCAGACTTTATGACATTCATGGTTGCACCAGATCGGGCGCGAAACATGTTTCCAGTGATGTTTGTCGCGCTCAGAACACCACCAAAGATGTTGACTTTAGTGGCACCCTGGTCCGCATTGAACATGTTTCCGCTGACAACGTTACCCTCGCTTGTGTACATCTCAATCAGCGCAATAGCTGTTGCCGTCGTGTAATCTCCAGCGCAATAAATGTTGTTTCCGTCAATAGTGATTTCTGAGTTGTACGCTGTTCCGCTCGAAATAAACTTCGTCCTGTTGGTGCCGACTGTATTACCTGAAATGGCAAGGCCTCGGTAACCTGAGCCTCCATTTGTCATCTTTGTAAAATCGATGGCTGGACCAGAAGGGTTGTCATACAAATAGAACGTGTTACCTGTTATTGCACCACCGTAGAAAAATTTGGTCGCGCCAACATCATCCATCGCAATGCAAGCGCCTTGATAAGAGCCACCAGCTTCGTTGAACTTGTTGCCGGAAATCATGTTTCGGCTATCTCGCACCAGTATTGCATACGACGTTGCAGCCGAATCACCCCAAAACGCGCACCCAGAAACAACGTTCATCGCTCCAAGAATTAGATCGGCGCTAACCTGTCTGCAAAACAGGCATCCAACAATCTGCGTGTTGTTAACAACAGCAGAGCCGTTCGGTCCAATACCAATGTAGTTTGTGTGAAACCAGCACCTAACAATGGTTGCGTCATTTGACCGAGCATAAATTGCCCCGCCACCATTCAATGCAGACCCTGATGTCGTGCCATTGGCGTAGAAATGGCACCCGTCCAAATGGAGATGCTCAGAATACTGCAGTGCAACGTTATTGAACTGAAATCTGCAACTCCGGAATTCTGTGTACAAATCATAATTTGTACCGCTGGCGGAGGCGCCTTTATACGCCCTGTCAAAATACTCAAACCAGCAATCTTGGATAACGCCAGCGTTTACAGAAGTAGCCGCAGACATATCAATGCATGATTCTGTCGAGCGGGCAACGTTTGTTCCACCTACATTTACGGCGCCGTAAAACGTCGGAGAATGAATGCCAGACAGATAAAGTCCAACAATCGAGAACGGAACATTAATATCGCCCAACGCCACAAACATCGATGACGTAGCGCCGGAAGGTAGGCGCATTTCTGCGCCAACACCATAAATGTTTACACCGCCAATTAAGGTTACTCCCTGGCAATAATAAATTGCCCCAGGAAGTAGCTCAACGCGACCTTTTCCGCCGCTAAACGATGCAATTGCGGAATTAATAGCCGCTGTGTCGGTGACACCAGAAGTGTCTCCTGATGCCGCAACAACAACTTTTGTTGATGACGTTATTGTGTATGACGTTGAGCCGTTTAAGCTCGTAATTGACATCGAGCCGGACTCTGTATATGGGCCAAATACTTTCGTTGCATTAATGGTCAATGGGTCTTGAAGTGCAGAACCGCTAACGCCCCTGGTGCTAATTTGCGCGTTCGCTCCAGTATCTACAGATACATAGACAGTTTCTCCCTCAGACAACTGCAGCGTGACCGTTTGGCCTTTTGTGAGCGTTGGCATTAAATAGCCTCCATGCCGATTTCTTGCATCGCCTGAGCTTCTACCATCTGAGCGTCGGCTAGCGTCTGCACCGCTTTCAT